GAGCAGCTAATTCTTGACATACGCTGATTAAATTATCTTTTGCACTAATATAAATACCAACAGATTGTGGATGATTAGTTTCAAACGTACTGAAATTAGTCAAATCAATATCTGCGTCTGTAACACTTCCTGCAATACTAGGATTACCGAAATTCTTTATGATGCGTTTGATTATGTTAGAAATAGTATTGTTATAAGTTGGATTTTTATCGCCTTGTACTGAACAAGTGATAGCACCAGCAGGATTCTTTAAAAGTTTAAAAGTTCCCTTAATTAAGTCAACTGTATAACCTGAAGAAATAATCAAAGGAACACCATTGTCTCGTATTTCGATAATACTTTCAATTGGTCCATCGTTTACCATAAACTCAAGAGTTGTTGGATCAATAAGCAACGGTGTAATATTAAATACCTCACCAAATACTAAAGGTTTAACCTGTTCTTTATTTGGATTATCATATATTGCAGTAGAAACAATACTACCTTGATAATAATTACCAAGTACTTTATCAGTAATAGGAGTATTAAGCTTTTGCATTATATCTCGCAGTTGTAAATTGATAGTATCTTTATCACTAGAATTTACATCTGCTACTATACCTGAAAAAATCTTAGTAAAATCTGCACGAACAAACTTAGGATCACCAATATAGATAGAAATCGCTCTACCTTGCCATGCAGCTTTTAACCAATTATCGTATTCACCATTTGTATTGTCAATGGAGATATCACCATAGCTTAAAGAACCCGCACCATTTAATGAAAGATTTTCTGTAAAATTTACAGCAGTTTTTAAAAGCGGTAAATAAGTTGTATTACTTGGAGAATCACTTGCACCAGTTACGTATTGAATATTACTCAAATACAGATTAGTTTCTGTACCCGAAATATTTGCTGAGACTTCTACAAGCATACAACGAATTGCAGTAGGGTCTTCTAGCCACGCTTGAAATTGAGCGTTAGTTAATGCCATATCTTCCTTTATAATATGTGAATAACCCACTGCCGTTAAACAGTGGGTTATCTTTATTTAAGTTTTACACTTTCGCGTACTTTTGAGTTCCAGTTAGTTTCTTTACTTGTTTCGTTAATAGCAGTATTAATGCTATCAGCGTTACGTTGTTGAGCATCTATATTGGAAACTACAATTGTAGCAGTTTCTTTAGACTGTTGCTCACGAAGTTCAACTATCTCTTGTCTTAGATTTCTGATTTCAGTTACAAGCACAACGTTAGTTTCATTTCTATCATTTAAGCTTTGGAACAATCTTGTGTTATCTGCTGCAGGTACGATTCGTTCACCTTTGTGAATCTGAGCGTACATATCAGAAGGAACATAGTTTGTACCTTGAGCAAAACCGGGTACTGTCGCTGGTGCTGTTCCTGCTGCAATTTTAATTGCTAGATCAGTTCCACCACCAAGGGATACTGCACTTTGAGCAAATGCTCTTACAATATCTTCTTTAGGTACACCTCGCATCAAAGAATCCATCCAATACTGAACACCCTCTGCTTCACCAACTCTATTAGCTAGGTCTTTGTACAGACGTTGAACTTTAGCTTCTGGACTTGTACTAATACTTTCAGAAATTTGACTAAATGTACTTCCGGTTTTAACAGAGTTAGTCCAAAACGCTTCACCACCCGCTTCAGGATCACGTCCTAGAAACTTCTGGTATAATGCAGTGATTTCATCTTTAATTAACTTACCTACGTTTGCTTGAGCTACTGCTAAGTTATCAACTGCTTGTGCTACAGATAGTGTAGCTTTGTTAATCAGATTTAAAGCACTAAGTTGTTTTTCAGCGTCAGAACTTTGTTTATCTAATTCATTGGCAGTATTTGTCAATGCACGTTGAACTAAATTAAAGTCTTCGGTATACTGAGAAGAACTTGCATTATACATGCGAGATGCATTTAAGAATGCTGTTGCAGAACCCTGTAGTTGAGCAAGTGCAGCATCTTTCTTAGCAATCTCTTCAGTAGTAACAGCAGAACCTGTTGCTGTAGCAAGTATAGCATCAAATTGACCTTTTGATTCAGTGTACTGTTGTCCCGGTGTAAGTGTAGTGCTAGAACCCAACAGGAGGGATTGACCAAACTGTCGTAAAGACTCTGCGTTCTTTTTGAGACTAGACACAGTATTTTTGATTGTTTCACCTTCTTTGTTGCGAGCTTCAGTTAAATCATCTTGAGCAGACTTGACATCTTCTAACGCAAAGATATAATTTTGTGTTGATCTAAATACTGGATCAGTAGCTTCTAAAACAGATGATCTTTGAGCTGCAAGAATTTGATCAGGAGTTCCAGTTAACTGCAAAATTTTCATTTGCATTTCTTTTAATGTAGAACTTAGATCAGTAACTGCATTATCTACAGCTTCAGATATAGGCACTAACTGTGCAAAAGCATATTGTAAATCAGTTAAGTTTTTAACTAAAACATTATCACCTGCATTTTGAGCAGCGATCACCATTTGTTTAAATTCTTCACGAGTTTTTGGTAAGACTAAACCTAGCTTAACAAATTCCTTATTTAAATCTTTACTTAAATTAATAATTTTTTCTTCATCAGTAAAGAAGTTGTCGTAGAAGAAACTCATTGCTTGGTTAAACTTATCAATACCACCAAACAAATCAATGAATGATTGTGCTGCATCTAAAGAAGCAAGTTCTAACTTGTATGTTTCAAAACCTAATTTCTCAAATGCAGAATTGATACCACCCATAAAAGTAGAAATTCTAACTAAAGCTTGTATATTAGTTTCGTTTTCTCTGCGATAACCACTAGTACCAACAATAGCTTGAGCCATTGATTCTTCAATCTTAGCAAACTCTTCTTGATACTTTTTAACAGCATCTTCTGGAGATAAATCCTTCAAATTAATTTGAAAATTAGCAGTAAAATCTTTAATAGCTTCAGAACCAAAACCTGCTGTTTCAGCAAGATCAGTTACTGCACCTTTAATTAATCTGAAATCAGATGCAATTGCACTACGATCTGCTTCTTCAAGTACTGATGTGTTAGTTTCATTGCTTCTAAAAGTACCACCTTTTTCAAAAGTATATCTTTCACCTTCAAAACCTGTTTCACCACCAAGTGTACCACGGATACCTACGTCTTTTAATGTACGACCAAATGTTCTGTTGAATGCACCACCGAGTAATCCACCAGCAGCAGCACCAAGTGCAGTACCTAATCCCGGAACAATGCTACCAATATAAGCACCAGCTGCTGTACCAGTGTTAACTGCAGAGTTACCTGATGAACCGCCCATTGCTGAGTAACCACCAGAGATGGCACGACCACCGTATACACCTGCTAGAGCACCTGCAACGGGAGCAGCATAACCACCAGCATTGAAAGCTGTAGCTTGTGCAGAACCAGCTTCAATAGATGCTATGGCGTTACCACCGTATCCAAAACCAGATGCCATACCTTGTCCAAAAGCAGTACCAAGTGATCCTAAAGAAGCACCACCGATTTGTATACCAGCTAAACCACCAGTTGCTGCACTACCTGCAGCAGAACCAGCAAAAGAACCTAATGCATCACCACCCGCACCACCAACGATACTCTGAATAAAACTACCTAAAGTAGCATCAACAATAGCTTTAACTACAATGGTAATTGGCTTTTTCAATTCAGCTACAATTAAATCACGTATCTTTTTACTACCAGATTTACCACCTTCAAACAAACCTGTAATTACAGCATCAGTTAATCCGTCAGAGATTCTATTATATTCTGCTAGTTGTTTTTCAACAAAGTCATTTGCAATTTCAGTGTTTACGTTTAACTCAGCATCTAATCTGCGTTTTGTTGCACGAGCTATTTGTGCATCTTTTTCAGCTTGAGAGATTGGTCTTTTATTAATATCTGCAATTTCTTTTTCAAGCTGTAAATCTAAGCGTTTTGTAGCAAGTGCTTTTTTACGCTCCGCATCGGTTGAACCAATTAAAGAACGCTGTAACATTAGTGCATCTGTTTGATATAGAATCTGCACATTTAATGCATGTTCTGCATCTAAAGAATCAAATAAAGCATCGTCAGCTTTCTTTTGAGCTTCAGTCATTTTTGCAAGAGCATCTGCACGATCTTTATGTGCTTTGATAACCGATGGTTGAATTGAATTTAACTCTTGAAGTTTCATATTAAATTCATCTTGAGATATCCAACCTTCAACAAGACCAATATTGAGTAAGTTCAGTTGATCTGAATAGTTCTTGGTAAAACCAGCGGCTCTATCTTCTAGATCAGACATTACTTTTAAGAACGCGATTCTCTCTTTTTCAAGATCAGTTAATTCTTTTGTTTCTTTGGCGACCTTCGCAGGTTTCTCAGGTTTATCTTTAAGTGTTTTTTCAAAAGCAGTAACATCTGAAGTATTTTTAGCTTTTTCTTCACCGAGTTTCTTTTGAGCAGCAATTTGTTTTTCCAAACCTTCAACAGTCGCTTTAGCAACTTGAATTGAATTTTTACGATATTGCTCTGTCATGAAACCTTCACCAGCTTGTAATGAAGCTAATTCTTTCTGAGCATCTAATAGCTTTTTAGCTATAGGTGTTGCTCGACCAATGTTCAGAATTTCATTCCAAACCATCTTAGCACCTCTAGCAACATGAAAGAAGAAGTCTTCAAGAAAACCCATATCTTGTTTTATTGCTTTAGATGCGTCTCTCAGTGCCCCAGCATATGCCTCTGTTGCAACTTTAGCAGCTTCTGTATATTTTCCAGCACTCTGAAGTTTCTGAATATATTTTAAAATATCTACGTTTATTGTACCTAACTCTTTAGCAAACGGTATTAAACCTTCCAATGGTTTCTCTGAAATCTTACTAAAATTCTTGGCTAACGTATCTGCACTAATACCTGTAATTCTGCTCACATCAACAATTGTAGTTGCTACTGTTTTTAAATTATCAGAAGTAATATTACCTGCTTTAGCAATCTCTGTAATCGCTTCAACATATGCACCTACATTACCTTTGGAACCTGCGTATGCTTCAGACAAAGCAAGTGCAGAATCTGTAGTAAGACCTAAAGAGCCTCCTGTCAGATTAATAGCTTTTGATAATGCTGATTCTTGTGCAATGACCTCTTTAATTGCAACAGCATACGCAACCAATGCTACTACAGCACCCGCAATAATAGCAGAAGTCATAACAGTAATTGCAGTCGCTAAACCTCTAAATACACTCATCAAAGAGCCACTAGAACCCTCCACAAGAGCTATTTGATATCTCAGATTTTCTAACAAAGAAGACACACCTGTTATGTCTGTAATGAATTTGTTTACGCCTTTACCTGCAGCTATAAAAGCACCACCAATTGCCCCACCAACAGCTAGTCCTACGTCTTTTACACTACTTGCCATATTAATTGTAGCTTTAGTAAGCATGTCACCCATGTCTTTACCAGCTACACCAGCCAAAGCGAATTGATCTCGTAACTGACCACCTTGTTGTAGTAGAATAGTCAAAGGCGCTTGACCTGTTGCCAGACCTACTGCAATGTCGGTAATCTGTGGACCTAAAGCTCTGGACAAATAATCAATCTGACGATTACCTGCAGCTTTTTGAACTGACATTAAACTTGCTTTGTACTTTTCAAGAGCAATGACTTGTTCTTCTGCAGTCTGACCAGATTGTTTTAAAGCTTGTTCAAATTTAATTAACTTGTTATTTGTAGCTATAGTTATGTCACCACCAGATTCGGTCAAACGATTTACTCTATCTAACTCATTGGCAATATATTCGGTAGCTTTGGCAGCGTCATTTTGAGCTTTAATCTGACTTTTCATACTATTAGTACGAGTATCATTAGCTTTATTAATCATTGCACTTTTCTGAATTAATTGATCATATTCAGAAGTCAGATTATCTAAACTTTTACCTTCAAGATTGTATAATGCAATTAAACGCTCTTTTTCACGAGCAAGATCAATCATCTGCTTTTCAGTTAAACCTAGATTCTTATTGAAAAGATTTGTAACTTCAGTAGTTGTCTTATATTCGTTTTGAAGTTTTTGCATTAAACCAATACTTTTATCGAATGGATCACCACCAATCAAAGTACGTTGAGTTACTAATGTTTTATTTAACTCTAGCATTTCATCATCTAATGCACCAGCAGCTTTAGCTGTAGCTAAAATAGCAGCTTGACCTTTAGAGTTACCTTGAGCCATGTACTCAAGTATTAAATTCTGACGCTCTAATACACTACTTGATTTAGCAGTAGATTGAGCACTTTTACTTTGTGCTTGTTCTAATTTAACTTGAGCAAGTGCAGCTTTAGCAGCAGCTTCTTCAGCTTTAGATAATTCTTTGTTAGTCTTTGCGGATTCTTTACTTAAATCCTGCATTGGTTTATTTAATTTATTTACAGCTACACCTAATGCTTCAATCTTAGTTGCTGCCTCATCTAGTTGTTCGGTTTTGACAACGAACTTTAATTCTGCTAAATCCATAGCACTTTCTCCTGTTGTGGATGTAATTATCTATGTGTATAAACTACACTAATTTGCACACATAGATGCTCTGGTCTATGTGTTAAATAAACCAGAGCTACTATTATTTCTTAGATGATTTCTTTCGTTCTGCTTCTGCTTCTTTTGCATAAGCGGATAATGCTTCGTTATCAAATAACTTAATTAATGTAACTTCCCAATCTTCGGGCTGAACTTCAATTAAGTCAAAGTACGCTTTAATCTCGGTATAAGGTATAGGATTTACACCAAAACCGTTTGATCCTCGTGCATTATGAAGATCAATAAACCATTTCCAAACCTGAACACAACTCTCAGGTAGCTCTACAATATCTTCAAGTTCTTTTGGTTTTATACCTGTTTGACGCCACACAGAAAGAAGTTGATCTTTTAATGTAGAACCATCTTTAGATTTTTTACCGAAGCCGAACTCTTGTTTAGCAAAAGCTACAGCTTCTTCAATCTCACTCTGAGCGAAAGTTTAACAGTTGACCTGATTCCTCCATCACCGCTTCTTTAATCCAAGAATATTCTTTAAAAATACGTTCTGCATTTTCTTTCGTGAATTCAACCTTCTTACCATTCTCAGTAATATTATCCCATCCGATAACTCTTACTACTGCAGATTCAATGCTGAGTTCTTCCGCTTCTTCTAACGTCATATCATCAACGTCTTTACCCCGGCGTTTAGCTTGTTGTTCACGAAGCTTAAACTCTGCATATTTTTTACGACCGAATGCTTTAACGGTCTTGGACTGATCACCACGTACTGTGATGAATACTCCAGTTGCTTCACCTGTACCGGGAAGCTTTAATTCGAATTTGTAGCCTACTTCGGCAATCTCTGTGTAATTATGCTTGCTTAGATCAAAAGCCATAATAGTTCCTTTCTGTTAGTGTTAATGAAGTACTGATTATAGCATATTATTTCAGATAAATCAAGTGGTGTAATGCAGAAAAAACCCCCGAGGCTTTTGACCAAGGGGGCTTATTTAGATTAGACTAGTGTAGAGTCTTGAACCTGTAGTGTTGTAGCTGGTAAACCTGCAGAGGTATCTGCGTTTAACAAAGCTTGGAAGCTGGTAGAAGCAACCAAGCCTAACTCACCATCGTCCTTGGCAAAGCTACCTAGTTTAACTTTTGGTAGTGTGAATGTCAAGAAATCAGCGTTAGCTTCAGAACCTGTAGTCAAAGCGAACACAATAGACACTGATGTTTCATCGTCAAAATAGTTACGGAATGCAGCATCTTGGAAGTAAACACTCAAGTTACCTGTTACGCGAATACGACCTAAGAAAATTTCAGCTACTGAGTTAGAACCCACAGCAGTTGCGTTTTCCATAGCGCGTTCTACAGTAAAGTCAGCACTTGTTACTAGAGCAACAGGTAAACCATTAACGATCATAGCGCCGTTAACAGCAGCGAAAATACCATTAGTACCTTGTGCAGTTGGTGAACCGAAATACTGAGTAGTACCTTTAGAACTTAGGTCTTTACCCATGAAGCTAAAATCAACAGTAGTCAAACCAGTTGCAGGTAATTGTAAGTTCATTGAACCTACTCGCATACCAGTGTATACTTCTGATTGTGAAATATCTTGGAACCATTGCTCAATAGTGTACGAGTCTTCGGTGTGACCAGTTGCAGGTACAATAGTTTGCTTACCAACAACAGTAGCTGTTACGGTTGCAATTGGACCTTCAGCGACTAGAGCAGAACCGTTTAGTGATTGTACAGTAAGAGCTAAAGCTGTCATGCTAACAACTAGTAAGTTTTTACCAACGTTTGCTGCGTTCAGACCAGCACCGGTTAGACGAATGACCATACCTACTTTGATATCACTAGTCAAGAAAGTACCAGTACTACGGGTAACTGTCCACAAACCACCAGAAGCAGCAATAGTGACAGATAAACCGGTTACAGCAGTGATAGCAGCGAAGTCTTTAGCTACCAGAGACTGCATGAAATCAGAGTATGAGTTGGGTGAAAGTTCACCACTTAGTGTACCATCTGCACTGCGAACACCGTGTCGGAAGTCAGCAAGTTGACGGTCAGTACGAATTTCATTAGATTCGTAAGTTTCTTTTGTTAAGTTAAAGTCAGCAGTTACTCTTCGGACTTGTTTACCACCAGTTGTACCAGCGGCAGTACCCCATGTAGTTTCTTTTTTGTAGGCTACAACTTTAGCCGTACCTTTTGAAATTGCCATATATTTTCTCCATTAAATGTTACATTTTGCAAAATGACTGAATTGAGGGGTCAGTGAACCTTGTATTAGTTAGAATAAACTTCTGCTACTAATTCAATTAATACAGGACAGATTATTCTATCCGAAGCGATTGATGTACCTGCTACTTGAGGTGTACGCAATACATGAATATGTACACCTTCTTCTGTAAACACAGTACCTTTTTTAAAATGATTTCTTACAAGTTCTGCTCTAGAGATAACCTCTGAAGTTCCTTTGTTTGCAGCACCTACAATAAATACTTGCATTGTCATTCGTTCCCTATAAAAACCTGTACCAAGCACAGGATCATCTGGAGACTGAATTGTAAATTGCACACGTTGATAAATAGTATCTGGTGGTGTAAAACTAACACCCTCCCATGCCGTTGGAACAGTAGGTGTTAATGTATTTAATTTACGTTCGGCTGCTCTTTTAATTTCTATAATTGCCATTAGCTTGCCTTATAATAGTTGTTAAGTTCCGCTGTATATATACCATAAATAGCATGTAGTGTTGGTTCCATAATACCATCAGGAGCTTGTGAAGATGCACCACCTTCAAGTGATCTGACAGGTGAACCATTTCTATAAGTATCATAAGGCCATGCGTCTTTTGATACATAAGGTACATTGTTTGTAATGTACACTGTATTACCAAGCTTATAATTTTCTGATCGATATTCTGCAGATTGTTTTACATTGAGTGCATTTTCACTGTCTGCTTGCATGAACCACCAACTGGTATAAGGTTTATTCATTTCAATGATCCAACCACCTTTAGCCATACCAGCTTTTGTATTTTTCAGTACTCTCTTACGTGCAGGATTGTTATAAAGTGCAGCATATTCTATATCATCACCAAACGGTGTATTTTCAATAGCTTCGAAAGCCACATGGTATACAAATAACTGAACCATACCTTCCATCTTACGAATCGCTTCTTCATGGAACTTCTTTAAGCTTTCTTGTAGTTTTGAAGTGTCGCATGAAATATACATATCAACCCTTTACAGCTAATAGTTTGTATAGTATTATAGCACCATCTGCAGCGTGTTCCGTAAAAGAATCAACTACATATGTAACTGAATCAAAAGTAATCTTATCTTGTGCAGCAGGTTTAAACGTTAAACTATTATTAACTAAATAAAATACAGCGGAATCTCTACCAACCATATTAGGAAAGTTATATTGGCTAGCACGAACATGCTTCTTATACATTTTTAAAGTATGCGATGTTTCAGTATTAGTTGTAGAACCTGTTTCGATATTGTATGTACCTTCGGTTACTACAGTATATGTACAAGTTTTACCGTGCTGATTAATTGCTCTTAATGTTATAGCAAGATATCTATCCATATTAGTCCTTCAGTTAAATACCAAATGAACTTGGTCGATATGTAAATGTTTCAGCAGTGGGTTGCTTAACGATGTTATTATCTAAGTTAGCATTATTAGATTGCATGTCGGATAGTGATATACCGCCAGCGTAACCTTGTAAAGTCTGTAATGTTTGATTAAGATTAGGGTCTGAAATATACATCTTCAAAGCTTGCATATACTGTTTTGCAGCAGAAGACCCCTTAATGGAAAAAATATCAACTGTACTGTCTGTAGCCATTGATAATTTCAATAACATTGACTTAGCCACGTCTAAAGAAGTACGTCTAATATTCCAATCGTTTTTAGACAAGAAATAATTTATCTCTTCATCACTCATCACAGGCAACTCTGACGTATCACCTAATTCAATTCTAACGGCATGTATTGTCATTCTTCACCTATATTGTTCAATTCTTTAATCTTATCTTCACGCCATTTTACGGCATTTAATAGTGCAATTTCTTCACCATATTTCTTTTGGCTGAAACCTTTTTCATAAAGTTTACCATGAAACCTAACAGTTGCATAATAACTTTTAATACCTGCAATTGATGTTTTAATTGAAACCCCAACTACACCAGAAAGACCAGCGGGTTTTCTTATTGTACGAGCACAATTTTGTTGTTGTGTACAAAGTTCTAAATTTTCAATACTATTATTAAGTCTGTTACCATCAACATGGTTTATCACTTTATCTTTTGGTATATCTTCACCGTGATAAAGCACCCACAATATTCTATGAACGTAAAATGTTTTACCATTTAAAGTTACCCTGTTATAACCTTTTGACATTAAGTTACCAGCGGGTGAGTGTTTGATCGTTGATTGAACATTTCTATATTCACCGGAATATATAGTTTTATTCCATCTTAATAAAGTAGGAGAATTTATGTCAAAATAAAAATACTCTCTACAAAAATCATATGTTAGATCATTAACATAAGCTGTTGAGTTTTTATTTAGTAAGTTATCTAATCTTTGTATCAAATTAGATTCTATAGCAAGAGCGTGATCTTTAGTTAAGTTTTTATGTAATATTTCAACAGTAAAATCTTGACAGTTAATGAACTCTAAAAATTCAGGTGATCTACCTTGTTTACTTCTCACACGATCAGGTCTACCTTGACCCACATATCTTATAGCACCTTGTGAATCTTTGTAAACGTATACACAATAATTATTGTACATTTTTAATCCCTCGGTTGGATTTGAATAGGTATTCCTAGTTATGAACCGGCATAACAGAGCTTGCAGACTCTTTTCGGAATGTAAGTATCGCACTGCAATGCGACTGCAAGTTTATCTAACATTAATCCTGAATTATAACATAAGATTTGTTACAACGCAAGACTAATGTTAGACGCCTCAGTTAAGAGGCAGTCTAAGTTTACTTCAGAAAGCCCGAAGGGCAATCATCAGTTAGATGTAGTCAACTTAACAACAGCTTGTGGTCTGCGGATTAGGTTGAGCATGTTCATCTCGGATTGGATAGTAATTTCACTGTCCTTTGGATCACGATATGTAAACACATATGCTTGCTCACCAATGGTGTTCACAAATTGGAACTTATTGGCTGGACTGAAATAGGTTAAAAACATGTCGTTAGTACCTTGTGGTAGCATATAAGCCTCACCAGCAGGAATTAGAGCAGTACCATTGTAAGAACCACGGTATTCAATGTACTCAACACCACCGTGTACGAAACGGCGATAGACACCAGAACCTAGACGGTTACGTAGTGGCTCTTGAGTGCTGGTGTAATACTTGTAAGCTTCTTTAATGGTGGCGTGATTGATTAGCTTGCCGAAGAAAGCAGGTGAGCAAAGTACGATGATATTACTAACGACTTCACCGCTTAGGATAGAGTCCTGAATATGAGCAATGCCTTCTTCTGACTTAGCGTTTAGGTCGGTAGTAGAAGTACCGAGCACAAAGTCAATTTCTTTACGACTTACACCGAAATCAGTGTAGAAGTTACCAGCTACAGTACCGTTAGGAGCATAGATAGCACCAACAGTGATAGCGTAGGCACGAGCAGCTTCTAGAGTTACTGAGTGATTCATACGAATACGCTCTAGCTTACGTGCGATAACAGCCGCTTCAGTTTCAGCTTGATCAGCAGAACCGTAAGCACGTTTACCTTGAACATCTTCAGGCTTGACACCATCGTCAAGTGGGAAGTGTGGAATGGCGAATGAACGTAGAGCACGAGTGTCGCTCTTATTTACGTTGTTACGCTCACCACGGATTTTGTCGGTAACTAGACCTAGAGTACCTTCATTGGACTCAACAGTGATAGAGTGTTGAGCTACACCTTCTTCAGAGAATAGACCTAGTTCGTTAATCAAGCCCCATTTGTTAGGGACTAAGAGTAATTCTTCGGTGTAATCGACTAGCTCAAATGGGCGTTCAAAACTACGAGTTTGCATTATAATTTCCTTATTTTATTATAGGTATCTATCAGATATTAAACTGCATCATTGCAGTTAATACCTTTAGCTTCTAGAGCAGCGTATACAGCAGCTTTTTCAGCGTCTAGGTTGTATGTAGCGTCTAGAATTAGACCATCTTTAGATACAGTGGCTGGACC